TACGGGTGCGACGTATGGAATATATGTCGATAACCTCACGGGGATACAATACCTGAGCACACGCCAAGGCGGCGTGTGCGTAATGGTAGACGCAGAGGGGAAGCCGCTGATATGGGAGGGAGAAAAATGATAACGATCCACAACAACGAGGAACCGCTGTACAAGCTGGCACAGGAAATACACGAAAACGCCGTTGCTCATGGCTGGTGGGATGATGAGCGGAATCTGCTGGAGATTGTCGCCCTTTGCCATAGTGAACTGTCTGAGGCGGTAGAGGAGTACCGCGCCGGCCGCGACATGATTTACCCCGGCGTGGGCGGCAAGCCCGAGGGCATAGCCGTCGAAATGGCCGATTGCCTTATTAGAATACTGGACTGGTTCGGGTATGAGGGGCTGGATGTGGACGAGATTGTGCGACAAAAGATGGCCTATAATCGTGGGCGGCCTTATAAGCACGGAAAGAAGTGCTGAAATGAATGATAGAGAAAAGCGTTGGAGGGTTCGGGGGCAACTCCGCCGGTGGGGTAACACGGCAAACCTGTGCCGGAGGAAACAGGCCGAAATAGAGGGGAGGGGGGCATCAAAAAGCTAAATCAACCCTCCGTGGTACCGGGGCGGCCCATCGGAAGAAAAATTTTTCGATTTTTGAGAAGCTCCGAAAATGAACGACAATGGGGCGCCCGAAAACAACAAAACTACAAATAAACGGCGACGGCAAATTGGTCACCGAAAAGATTTGTAAAATTACATCAAAAACGACGGTTTTTAATCCAAAAAGGAGGCGAAAAATTGAATCCGAAAAAAGCAACGCGGGAAAGGCGAGACGAAAGGGCAGCCGTGCGGCGACTGCTGATGTATTGGGGTAATGCAGAGCGCACGAGGACAGAAAAAGAACGGTTGTTAATTAGCGTTGACGAGGAGATCGAAGCGCAATACGACCTTCACCCGCAGCAGATTACGGGCCTGCCGCACGGTACTGAACTGCCGGACAGCACTCCGGCCACGGTGATAAAAGCTTCGCGGGAATTAAAAAGACTGCGAAAGAAGAAAAAACGGCTGGAAGACGAATTACAAAATCTCGATCATTGGGTGGGAATGATAGAATTTGAAGTGATGTGTTTGCCGCCGCTGGAATATGAGGCAATAAGACTGCGGTACGTTAAATACGGAGTGGCAAAAGGGGGATATTGGGAGCGGATAGCGCAGCAAATGCACGTCTCGATTGATTGGGCGAAGACCCTTGAGAGACAGGGGGTAGACAGGCTGATAGGCAGAATAGCAGCGTAAAGAGAATACCGTATAAGAGGGCTGATATAGCCCTCTTATATCATTATCCCAAACTTTGCCGCGAGCAGTTCCCGCCGCGCGTGGGGGATCGGTTTGACCCCGGCGCACCACGAATGCACTGCGGCCTTGCTTACCTCACAGGCCTCGGCGGCCTGCTCCAACGTCAGATTGCGGGCTTTGAGCTGATCCCGCAAATACTCGCCGTCGCTGAGTACGGGCGCGCACCGGCCCTGCATATAGGCAAGCTCCCACATACCCTGCTGGTTGAACGGCAGCGCGTGGTCGTCCTCGGTTATATCCTCCGCGCCTTGCAGCGCGTCCCGTATGGCTCTATCGACCTCCGGGGTGAGCTTGCGGTTAATGATCATATACCGCAACCCCTCACCCAGCCCACGGATGGGCCACATGTTAGCTGTCTGCACCCGGCAGTGCGCCCCGATGATGTCGGGGAGCTGCGCCGCCATTATACCATACGCCCGGCCCAGGGCCTTAACCGTGTTGTCTGTCATGTGCTCACCTCCGTTAATCCTGCGATTATATTAGTCTTGGCCGCATCAAAGCGGCAAATTTTTGCGCGGGTTTGTAGCCTCTGTCCTTTACCGCCTGATAGAGCGCCCGGACTTCCTCGGGCCTGCCGACCGTAAATGTAACCGCCCCCCGTGGGGTGATGTCCATAAACCGCGCAGCGGGGCAAAAACCGAAGTCATAACAGACCTCATCATATGTCATCTCAATTTTTTCACCGTTTTTCACTACCTGCATTTTTATATCCTCCTTCGTTAATCCTGCATAACCCAGACGCGATAATCAGTTACGGACATAACGGTCCAGCCGCCGTCAACCTCGACCACAACCTCATCACCACGGCAATTTTCCACCGCCTCGTCATACGTGTCAAAATGTACCATTTTCATATCCTCCTTTTTGTTTTTACCAAACCGTCACGATCTCGTCATAATAGGGATTACTGTGTTCTACGTCGTAATAATCGCCGTCATATTGGCGGGCCTCCAGCAAATCAATACCAGTTAGCCCCTCGGGGTCATCGGTGATTTTGTACTCAACGGGCAAATCCAACTCCCGAGCCGCGCTGAGGGTGTGGTGCTTGTCAGTTTGTATAGCATACTCTACACCGTCGATTATGCCAACATAGGAGCAGGGGACGATGACGCTTTTAGCACCGGCGGCGGTGAGCTGCTCTATTTTCTCAGCTACTATTTCGGGGTTGATGTAGTGCTGGCTGCTAATGATTGTCATTTTTGTGTGCTCCTCTCTTGTTATGTCTATATTATATACCTGTCAGATTAAAAAGTCAACCAAAAAGATAAACAAACTAAAATAATAAGGCAAAAACTTTTATGCGCGAACCGCACCGCGCATCATAAAACCAAAACCCGTTGTGAAACGAGATAAATAAAACTCAACACTTTCCCACACTCTTTATGTGCTATAATAATACCATCAAAAGGGCTGCGAAGAGCGGCCCTTGAGCATTTTGAGGGAGATGAGCGGCAATATGGCAAGCCGAGCCCTACATTTTTGCCAGTACCCTGGATGTAATGCGCTGACCGCCGAACGATACTGCGATGAGCACCGGACGGCGGGCGAACTGCGGCAGCAGGAGCAGATACACGCCCAGGACGAGCGGCGGGGCAGCTCCCGGCAGCGCGGATATGATGCCCGATGGAGCAAATACTCCCGCTGGTATTTGTCGGCCCCGGAACATCAACTCTGCGCCCTGCGGCTGGACGATGGCTGCACTATGGTGGCGCGGTGCGTGGATCACATAGACCCGCCTGACGGGCCGGGCGACCCGCGCTTTTGGGATACCGCCAATCACCAGCCCGCCTGCATACATTGCAACAGCGTCAAAGGACACAAAAAAATCATAGGCAAATACAGAATTTGAGAAAGGAGGAGCCTATGCCGACAGGAAGAAAGCCGAGGCCGCTAAAGCTCGTCGATAACGGCAAAAACCGGCATACCAAAGACACGATGGAAAACCGGGAGAATGGCGAACCTACCGGCTGCTCCGACAAATTAAAACCACCCAAAAGCCTGTCCCCGGAGGCGAAGAAGGAATGGAAAAGGGTAGTAAAGCTCTACCGTCAGCTCGACACCCCGATAATTAACGATCTGGACATATCCGCCCTCGCTGCCTACTGCGAGAGTGTGGCGATATACCAAAAAGCCGAGGCGGAATACCAAAACGGCCCGCTTATATACCGGGCGGCGGACGGCAAGCCAACGGAAAACCCGTATATCACCATCATGCGCCGGGAGGGGCAGAATATCATAAAATACGCCGAGCAACTGTGCCTGTCGCCGGTGGGCCGTGCTCGCATGGGTGTAGCAGCAGCGAAAAAAGCCGCAGAGAGCGACCCCATGGCCGCATATCTGAGCAAGTACGGTGGTTAACTCGAACAAAGCCCTCGAAGTTATCGAGTTTGTACAGGCCCTTAAACATACCGGCGATTTTTACGGCAAACCCTTTGTGCTTTTACCATGGCAGATAGGGGTCATAAACTCCGTATACGGCACCGTGACCGCCGAGGGCGTGCGGCAGTACCGCATGGCATATTTGGAGATCGCCAAGAAAAACGGCAAGACCGAACTTATCGCCGCGCTGAGCCTGTATCACTTGGTCATGGACGCACCGGGCGGCGAGATATACTGCGGCGCCGCAGACAGGAACCAGGCATCAATAGCTTTTAACGCCGCAAAGAGCATGGTGGAGCAAAGCGAAGTATTGTCCAAGATAATCAAAATCAAAGACAGCACGAAGGAAATGCTGAATCTCCGCACACACAGCCGCTTTAAAGTGCTGTCGGCAGAGGCGGCGACCAAACACGGCCTTAACCCCTCCGTGGTCATCATAGATGAACTACACGCCCACCCCAAGCGGGACTTGTGGGACGTGCTGACATTTGGTACGGGTGCTGCACGGAATGAGCAACTCATATGGTGCATCACCACCGCGGGCGACGACCCCGACCGCAAAAGTGTGGGATGGGAACAGCACGAAATAGCAACAAAGGTGCTGAGCGGCGAACTGACAGACCCGGCGTTTTACGCCAAAATCTATACCGTCCCTGAGGACGCGGACATATACGATGAAGCAAATTGGTACTTAGCCAATCCCTCGCTGGGCGTATCCATCAAAATTGAGAATGTGCGCAGCGAGGCGATAAAGGCCCGAAACAGCCCGGCGGCAGAGAAGCTCTTCCGGTGGCTCCGGCTCAATCAATGGATCTCACTTAAACGCACCGGCTGGCTGCCTATCACCCTATGGGATGATACCGAAGGGGGCTGGCATAAATCCGATATGCTGGGGCGGCCCTGCTATGTAGGCATAGACCTGTCCAGCACCACCGACCTGACCGCCGTGGCGGCCCTTTTCCCACCGCCGCCGGAGGAAACGGAGTGGCGCTTTTTTGTGGACGCGTGGATTCCCGAGGAAAACATGCGGGAACGGGAGCACCGGGATCATGTGCCTTTTAGTAAATGGGTGCAGGCGGGGCATATGCACGCGACCCCCGGCAACTGTGTGGACTACGCCTATATTGCCAACTATCTGGACAAGCTCATGCTGGACTATGACATCAAATATATTGCGGCGGACGAGTGGCGCATAGATTCCCTGCGCCCCCTCATGCAGCAGGAGGTTGCGGCGCAGAAGATAATCACCATACCCCAGACCATGAGCGGCATGTCCCCAGCAATGAAGGAAATTGAGCGGCTCCTACGCGAGGGCGAAATGACCCACGAGAGGAACCCTTGCGGGCGCTGGGCGTTTGGCAATGTAGTAGTAGCCCAGGACGGCAACGAGAACATAAAACCCATGAAAAACCGGAGCATAGAGCGGATAGACCCGATGTGCGCCCTGATAGACGCGATGGCGGCGGCGGTAAAACTGGAACCCAAGCGCAGCGTATACGAGCACCGCGGCCTGAGAATAGTGTGAGGTAAACAGTGAAGAGATTTAAACTTTTTGGCAAAACATACGAAATACGGGCGGCGGACGTTAAAACACTGCCCTCCGTATCAGATGATAGCGCATGGCAGATTTACCTTGCAGGGCAGGGTTACGCCATAAGCGCAGAGGGGGCGCTGCAGGTCGCGGCGGTATTCAGGTGTGTTGACCTGATAAGCAAGACCATGGCGGCGTTGCCCCTACACATGTACAAAAATACCGGGGAGGGCAAACAAAAGGCACGGGATCATCCCCTGTATAAGCTGTTGTATGTGCTGCCCAACCGCACCACCACGGCGTATGAGCTTATGCAGATGCTTGTGGCAAACATGCTGCTCACTCGCGGCGGTTATCTCCGCATAGTGCGGGACAGATACGGCTTTGTGCGACACCTCAAAAATCTGCCCACCTCCTGCTGCTCGGAAGTGTACACCAACCGGGAGAACGGGGAACAGTATATATACGTCACCTATGACGGCATAACAGAAACGCTTCGGGAGGGCGATTTTGTCTTTATCCCCGGTTTTAGATTTGGCGACCGCACGCCGGAAGACCCGATGACCATAGCCGCAAGCGTGCTGGGACTGAATAACAGCATGACACAATACGCGCAAAGGGGCTTTTCCGGTACTTCCCCCGGCGGCTATATAACCTATCCGGGGCAACTCTCCGATACGGCATACGAGCGCTTCAAAAAGGACTTCCAGAGCAACTACGGCGGCGTAGAAAACGCCGGGAAATGGATGTTTCTGGAAAACGGCTCCACGGCGCAGCCGTGGGACAGGGACATGTCAAAGACACAGCTCCTTGATAGCCGCAAATGGGCTGTAACCGAGATATGTCGCATTTTCGGAGTACCTCCGCATATGTGCATGGATCTGGAAAAGGCCACCTTCTCAAACATCGAGCAGCAGAGCGCCGAGTTTGTACGTGACTGTATAAATCCCCTATCCGTGCGTATAGAGCAGGCCTTTTACCGTGACCTGTTGAGCGAGGCGGAGCAGGCGAAGTATTATTTTAAATTCAACACAAACAGCCTGCTGAGGGGCGACACTGCCACCCGCACGAGCTACTACAACACCATGCGGCAAAACGGCGTGATGTGTGCTGACGATATCCGCGAGCTGGAGGATATGAACCCCATACCCAACGGGCTGGGCAAGATCTATTTTATCAACGGCAACATGCTGCCGCTGGAAAACGCAAAACTCAACGCGCCTAAAAGCGCGCAAGCGAAAGGAGCGCCCCTGAAAAATGAATAAATTTTGGGAGTTTAAAGCTCTCGGCAACGCCGGTGAGCTTTTTTTGTACGGAGAGATCAGCGATACGCCATGGTGGGGCGACGAAATAACCCCTGCGCAATTTCAAAAAGAATTGGCGGCGCTGGGGGATATATCCACCCTCGATGTGCATATAAACAGCCCCGGCGGAGATATTTTTGCGGGATTTAGCTTGTATAACATACTGAATCGCCATACGGCAACAAAAACCGTACATATAGACGGTCTTGCCGCATCTGCCGCCTCAGTTGTTGTTATGGCTGGTGATGTTATCAAAATGCCCGCAAACGCCACACTAATGATACACAATGCATGGACGTACGCCGGCGGCGGAGCGGAAGAATTACGCAAGACCGCCGACGAACTCGACCGTATCAACGACCAGATGGCGGACATATACGCCGCCCGCACCGGCAAGGAGAAGGACGAGATATCCGCCCTTATGACAGCAGAAACGTGGATGAGCGGCACCGAAGCGCTTAATATGGGCTTTGTAAACGAACTCATCGAAAACAAAAAGGTCGCGGCTTGCGCGGATACCGAAAAGTGGTTTGCGCTGTACAAGCACGCGCCGAAGGAACCGCTGGAAAACAGGGAGCCTGACAACGGGGGAACAATCCAGCCCGCAGCAGATATAAACACCGCACTGCAGGAGCAGCGCAAGAGATTCAGAGCGACTAAACTAAAAATTTTGGAGGTATAAGTAACCGATGAAGAAACTCTACGAAATGATGCAGGATCGCGCAAATGTCGCAACCCAGATGCGCGAAATAATGAACAAATTTGAAGACGGCGTGATGGACGCGGAATCCACCGAGACCTATAACCGGCTCGAAAAGGAGTTTGACGCGCTCAACGCCAACATAATCCGCGAACAGAAGCAGCTCGAGCGGGAACGCGCCGCCGGTGAAGTGATCGACAAGCTGGACGACAAGAAGGACGAGCGCATTAAAGTATTTGCCCGCGCACTGCAGGGCGATCCCGAGTCCATAACCAGATACAAAAACACCACCATGACCCTTGGCACAAACGCTACCGCCGGTTATCTGACCGCGCCCGTGGAGTTTGTCAACCAGCTCATAGCCGGGCTCAAAAATGACATGTTTATGCGCCAGATATGCAACGTTGTGGGCCCCATAGGTCAGGCACAGAGCCTTGGGTATCCCAGCCTGACTACCGATGCGTCTGATGTGGCATGGACAACCGAGGTGGCGGCAGCCCCCGAAGAGGCGACCATCGCCTTCGGCCGCCGCGAATTTAAGCCCCAGCGCCTTGCCAAACTGATTAAGATATCCAAGACCCTCATGCGCCACGCACCCAGCCCTGATCAGACCGTGCTTGACCGCATATTGTACAAGATCGAGGCGGCGCAGGAAAACGCCTTTATGAGCGGAACGGGCACTAACCAGCCTTTGGGCATCTTTACCGCCTCTGACAGCGGCATAGCCACCGGGCGCGACGTTACCGCCGCTTCCGCCACCGCCGTGGCCACCGACGACCTGATAGAGTGCAAATACGGCGTGAAGGGCCAGTATATGCGCGGGGCCTCCTGGGTAATGCACCGCGACCTCTGCAAGATGATCGCAAAGCTCAAGGACAGCGACGGCCAGTATATATGGCAGCCCTCCGTGCAGGCAGGACAGCCTGATATGCTGCTGGGCGCTCCCGTGTATATGTCCGAGTACGCGCCTAACGCCGTAGCCACGGGCAAGTACGTGGCAGTATACGGCGACTTTAAAACCGGCTATTGGGTATGCGACAGCGACGGCCTCTACATACAGGTGCTTAACGAGCTGTACGCCGTCAACAACGAGATAGGCTACGTTGTCGAGTACTATGGCGACGGCGCACCCGTAGTAGGCGAGGCGTTCAGCCGCCTGAAGATGAAGGCGAGCTGATGAAAATCAAAATGTTGACCTTAGCAGCCGGGCCGGAGGGAGTAACCCCGCCCGGCTCCATCATTGACATAGACGAGGCAACGGCGCGGCAGCTCATCAGGGGCTGTTACGCCATAGCCATGGAGGCCGACAATGGTAATAACAAGACAACCCCCAGCAGTGGAACCGCTAAGCCTCGAAGAGGTAAAACTGCATCTGCGGAATAACCCCGGCGATACCAGCGAGGACAAGGATATAATAGCTCCTCTCATAAGCGCGGCCCGCGAATATTGCGAGAACTATTGCGGGAAGTCATTTGCGGAGCAGTCCATAACCGCTTACCCGGAGGTGAGCGGCACTGCGACACTCCCGCGTGGCCCCGTGATAAGCGTGGACAGCGTTACAGTGGACGGCGAGGCGGTGGAGTATACCGCAGACGTGCGCCGCGGCACCGTGACGGTAAACAAGCCCGGCGCAGTCATAACCTACACCGCAGGATACGAGGAGACACCCTACCTTGTGCGACAGGCCATGCTCCTGCTCATAGGCCATTGGTACACCAACCGGGAGGCTGTGATACAGGGTTCTACGACCGAGATAGACATAGCGGTTCGCGCGATGCTGAATCAATATAAAGGCTGGTGGTTTTGATGGCAATTAAAGCTGGAGCAGGCGAAATGCGAACGAAAATCACCATAAAAGCGCCGGAATACAGCATCGAAGCCGGATTCAGCGCGGAAAGCTTTAAAAATGTTTTCCCCGGCCCCGTGTGGTGCAAGTGGGTGAATGCCCACGGTACGGAGATATATCAGGCGGAAGAACTGCACTTGCGGCAGCCCGTGACCATAACCATGCGCTACTCGCCCCTTGTGACCGTCGAGTGCCGCATATGGCATGAGCGGGATGCCGAGCCTTACGAGATCATCAGCATAGACAACATAGGCGACCGCCGGGAATTTTTGGAGATTAAGGCTCAGAGGGTGGTGACGGCATGACCATAGCGGAGATACTCAAGGATGGATACACCGTATGCCACCCGCCCTACATGGGCGACCAGCGCAGCTATATCACGTATCAGTGCATGGGCCAGGTTGCGATACTGTACGCAGACGGCGTGGAAAAAGAAACTGGAGTGATGTATGCTGTAGATTACTACACTGATAATCCTCCGTTTGAAACTGCTGTTGATGATATAAAAAACAAACTCGCTGCGGCGGGCTGGAATTGCTCCGTTGACACGGAAATATATGAGACGGATACAGAATTATACCATATCGCCATGACGGCGGTAGGCGTGGGCGGCATATATGGCTAAATTTGAAATAGAAGGGCTCGACGAAGTTAGCCTTGCACTCAGAAGCGTAATAGATGGCGTAGAGGATTTCAACATAGAACTGGCCCAAGAGGCCGCAGACATCACGAAGGAAGAAATTGAAAAAAACATCGAAAGGCACAACCATATTCGCACCGGCACGCTCCGGCGGTCTATAAAAACATTCAAAAAGAAAAAACGCGATGGCAGCCCGTATATAGAGGTGACCGCAACGGGCAGTAATCCAGGCCCGCCTGGCAGCAAACGAAAAAAATATGCCGGAAACGCATATATAGCATTCGTACTCAATTACGGGCGCTCGAACCTTGTGGGTAGCCGGTTTTGGACTGAAGCGGAACAAAAAGCGATTGAGATATTCCAGCCTCGGCTGGAACTAAAAATTCTAAACTTTTTAAAAGAGAAAGGACTGAAGTAAATGCCTGCGATAGACCTGAGAGGTATAAAAATTGGCGAATACAAAAATAACGACGGAACGGTAACCTATGAAACACCAATATCCATGGGTGAGGCCATGACGGCGCAGCTTGAACTCACTTTTGCAGAGGGACGCCTGTACTCAGAAAGCAGACTTGCAGAATACATAAAACTCGCAACCGGCGGTACCGTCAGCATAGGCGTAAAATATATACCTGACGCAGCACAGAAACTGATGTACGGAGCGAGCGAAAAAACACGCACACTGAACGGGAGCAATAACGCAAAGAGCCTGCTTAGCACCACTAAGGATATTGCCAAATACGTAGGCATGGGCTTTTATGCTCCGGACATGATAGACGGCGTTAATAAGTTCACCGCCGTATTTGTCTACAAGGTGCTTTTCGGCCCCCCGAGCAGAGCGTTTAAAACGAAGGACAACACCATCACATTCCAGACGCCTACTACGACCGGCGAATTCCTCGGCGATGATAGTGAGAACAACAACCTGTTCGAAGTGGCCACGCTTGACAGCGAAGCAGATGCAAAATCATGGATTAACCTTTGCTTTGGCGCAACCATCTAAAGGGGGATCGAATGGACATTAGGCTAAAAACTGCGCCGTATACGTTTGACGGCATGGAAGTGACCCTCTGCTGCAACATGAACGTGTTGGCGGATGTACAGGAGTATTTTGACGGCAACTTCGGGCGCGCGCTGGAAAAACGGCGAACCCTTCAGGCCAATATAGTATTTCTGACCGCCATGATCAATGATTATCTCGACAGCATCGGATCGACTAAACGTTATGAAGTGAGGGAGGTGGGCCGCAAACTGCCCACCTTGCCCGCCGCGACGCGGGAACTGAGCGATATAATAACCTGTCTGGTGAGCTCCGCGCTGATACAAAAAGAGAAAAACGAGGACGAGGAAAAAAACTTGAACGCCACGCAGAACCCGGGCCTATAGATTTTGCGTGGTATTTGACTATATGGGTAGTGTATTTACATCAAAACGAAAAAGATTTCTGGAAATCGGCGACGCCGCGCAAGGTGATAGCCATAGCAAAAAAAAATAGCGAAATCAAAAACGGACTGGCAAAGAAAGAAGACTCCTTTAGCCTGTCCGCTTATTTTTTGGGAGGTGCGCAGTAATGCCGACCATCAGCACTAAATGGGAGAGCGCGGGAGACAAGGAATATAGGGACGCACTCAAGGAAATAGAACGCGGCTTGAGCCAGACACGGGCGGAGGCTAAAAAACTGGCGGCGCAATACGAGGACGATGAGGACAGCGTAGAGGCGCTGGCAGCGACGAACGAAAACCTTGCGGATGTAACCAAGGGCCTTAACGATAAACTCGACCTCCAACGTGCCCGCCTTGCAGACCTCGCCAATGCATACGGCGAGACCGACAGCCGCACACAAGCCATGAGAAAGTCAGTTACGGAAACGGAGGCTGCTCTCATAAAATCACAGCACGCCCTCGAAAACAACACCGAGGCGCTAGAAGATGCGAAAGACGCAGAGGAGGGAACGGGCCAGGCAACGGAGCTGCTCAACGGCTTACTTGAGGGACTTGGCGATGTAACGGGCATACAACTACCTAAGGGGCTCGGCGAACTCGACGACACTTTGGGCGACGTTGATTTGACCATGCTCGGGGTTGCCGGTACGCTGGGTACAGTGGCGGGGGCGTTTATCAACCTTGGCAAAGAGACCCTTGAATATAACAAAAAATTACAGGAACTGAGTGATATAAGCAACATATCCACCGAGCAACTGCAAAAACTGGAATATGCGGGTGGTATGGTGGGTGTCTCGCTGGATACCATAGCGGACACCACGAAGGACCTCGGCAAAAACGTACAGGCCGCAATAGAGGGGGACGAAGAGCTCGCGGAAACTTTTCGAAAACTCAAAGTGCCAATCAAAGATGCACACGGCAATATGCGAGATATGGATGAGATATATCAGCGCGTTATATTCTCCCTCGCAGATATGGAGGAGGGCATAGAGCGCAATAATCTTGCAATGAAACTGTTTGGCGAATCCGGCATTAAGCTTAACCCGATCCTTAATGAGGGGAAAGAAGGGATTAAACAATGGTATGAAGCGGCCGAGGAAATGGGCTATGTCATGGATGAGGTATCGCAGAAAAACATGGAAAATATGAGCCGGAAGATAGATACCCTAACCACAAATATTAAGGGCGGTTTTCGCCAGGCGATAACGAGTCTGATCGAAATTTTGAGCGGCGACGTGACGCTGGGGGACATGAGGCAGCGCCTCATATACGAAAATAAAAGCGGCAGGGCGGGCCGCAACGCCGCTGGCACCGACAACTGGCGCGGCGGCCTGACTTGGGTAGGCGAGAACGGCCCGGAACTGATAGACTTGCCGAAGGGGAGCAGAGTGCTGAACAATCAGGAGAGCCGCGGCGTGGGCGGCGACACTTTTAATATCAGGGTTGATATGTCGCAGATAAGCGACATACAAAAACTCATTGACATGGCGAACAACTACCGCCGCAGCGTGCGGATGGGGTACGGAGGGTAACATATGGCGACATTAGCAGACTTGCCGCTCGGGGCAACTGTGCTCATCCCGGTAGGCACCGAAGAAAACAGGCTATGCGAGGTGGCGGATAAAAATAACCTCGTATCCGGAGGCGCGGTGCTGGTATACAAAAAAATATACGAATTTTCACAAGCTAACGATTCAGCTCTCTACCCGGGTGGGAAACTGGATAACCTGATAAAAACCACAATATTTAACAGCTTTCCGCAAACGCTGCGCGAGAAAATGATAAACGTCACCTTCTCACTCTATGGCAGTGGCAGCATAACCCGCAAGATGTTCGCCTTGACCTACACCATGGCGGGCTTCGGTACGAACAACGGCACCACCGAGGGCAAAGCGCTCCAACACTACAACAGCGACGCAAACCGAATTAAGAAGAGACATAACGACTCGTATGCTACCTGGTGGTGGCTGTCGTCGTGCCACGATACCACCTCCTACTTGCGCTACGTCGACTCCGATGGCACCCCCAGCAGCAAAAACCGCCCGAGCTCCGCTGGCGTTGTCCCCGCTTTTGTAATCCCTCAATCAACACAGTTGGAAGATAACCAAAACCCCGACGGCAGCTACTGCATAAAGGGCCTGCTTCCGAACGACAAAATAACCGCAACGGCGACAAAACCGAAAAACACATACGCCGGAAACTGGGATACCGTAAGATTCGAGTGGACGTACAAAAGCGAAAACGGCATCCCACAGAAAAAATACGAACTGCAATATAAAGACACGTCACATACAGAATGGACGGAGCTGCAAACAGGAGAAACGGCAAACACATACGCCGACATACCGCCGAACACCTTAGTTGCGGGAACCGTATACTGGCGTGTGCGCTGCACTAATATTTATGATGCCGTATCCGCATGGAGCACGGAAGTATCGTTTACGGCTCAGGGCAAACCATCCACACCGACGGTATCCGCAACGGCAAGCCCGAGGCCGGTGATAACGTGGACAGGCGAAGGGCAGCTTGCTTATCAGGTGAAGGTAGACGATGCGGTACTCCGCACCGCTTACAGCACTGACGGGCAGTATAAGGTTAAAGAATATCTGGCTGATGGCGCGCACATAGCCGCGGTGCGGATACAGAACGAATACGGCCTTTGGAGCGATTGGGGAACGGCTCAATTTGCCGTTGCCAACACCCCTGGCGCGCCAATAACACTTTTTGTCGCGGGCGGCGAAAAAGCGACCCTTGCGTGGACAGAAACGGATCACAAAACTTACTATATATACCGCGACGACATACCAATAGCAAAAACCACGGCACACACATACTCCGATCAGATGGCCATAGGGACGCACAAATATAAAGTGCGCGGCGTTGCTGGAGACAGTTACTCCATGTCCAATGAGGTCACGGTCACACTTTCGGTAGACGCGCCGGAGATAGCGGCGCTGGGCGAAATGCAATGGTTGCGGCTGGAATATTCCACCGCGCAGAATAGCCCGCTGGGCGTGTCGACGTATCAGGATGTAGCGTATCAGTTTTACGCCGGGCGGCGGTATCCCGTGGCTGAGACCTCGCAGCAAATAACCAAAATATACAGTTTTAACGCTGCCTTTAACGATGCGGCGCAGGCAGCGGCTTTTGAGGGACTGCTGGGCAAGACCGTGATATACAGAGATCAGCACGGCTGCCTGTGCACCGGCCCGCTGATGGGCTTCGAATTGAGCGCAGACCAGTTTTTCAGGGCGTTTTCGTGCAGCGTACAGCAGACGGACAACAATGAGAGGATTGAGCATGATTGATACGATGAGCGTAGTAACCAGCCGCTTTGAGGTGATACGCAACGGGGCTGTTACAGAGCACAATCTGACGGCGGTGGGAGATGACTATCCCACCGTCACCATGGCTGCCGACGGCGAAATAAAGACCTCCATGTACGGCGTGTTCGAGCATAACGACAATGTGGATTATCTAAACGATGAAATAAGACCGTATTACATCAAGGACGGCATAGAGTATCCTCTCGGCATATACATGGTGGGCACGCTGACCACCAAACACACTAAATACGGCAAGGACGAGGACACCATAGAGGCATACGATCGGGCACTGAGGCTCAAACAGACCAAAACCGAGACCCGATATTATATTGCGGCGGGGACGCCATACATGACCGCGATACAGAGCCTTATCCGGGACGCCGGAATACCGCGCATACGGATGGACGATTGCGAGGACACTCTTGCCACAGACCGTGAGGATTGGGAAATAGGAACGGAATATCTCACCATCATCAATGCACTGCTGTCCGAGATAAACTTTTCGGATATTTGGTTTGATTTTGATGGGGTGGCCCGCCTTGAAAGGTACGAGGCCCCGTCCAGCTCCAACATAGACCGGGAGTATCGGGACGACGAATATAGTATTATCGCCCCGGAATACACAGAGGAAATGGACATATATGAGGCCCCCAACGTTTTCATCGTCAACGTATCTAACCCTGACTATGACAACCCCATGACCGCAACGGGCATAAATGACAGCATGATCTCCGCTTTGTCCACGGTACGCAGGGGGCGGCGCATATTGGCGACGCCGGTTGAACTGGATAATATAGCAAGCCAGACGGCGCTGCAAAAATACGCGGATAATCTTGCTGTGAAATCCATGTTTGCAACGCAAAAAATCAAATTTTACACGGCCGTAAACCCGGCCCATGGCGTAGGAGATGTTATCGGACTGTACAACGGGGAGCTGGTAGGCGTATACGAGGAAACCGACTGGAAAATAGAGATACGCCCTGGCGCCCTCATGGAGCATCAGGCAAAAAAGGTGGTGTTCGTGTGATATATCAGGAGCAGGAAGCACTGTTTTTACAAAAGCGCAGGCCATCAGCGGCAAAATTTGCCTCTGTGGTGGCAGTGTCCGGCGGCAAAGCCACGCTCAAATTTGACGGAGAAACTACCGCTACGCAGAAACGCTATAAATATAACGCCGCGCTCTCGTTGAAAGCGGGCGACCGGGTAAAAGTGAATAAAATATCCGGCACTTATGTCATAGAATACAAACTGTAGGAGGGCGACTATGCTTACAGGCATTATACGCGGACAGAGGCTTATGCTGCGTACACCACTTGTGGTGGCGGACAGCATAAACTATCTGACTGCAAAATTTGCGTTTGACGCCGACTGGAAGGGCCGCGTTATCACGGCCTATTTTGTATGCGGAGATAAGACCATAACCGCGGAGCTCGCAAGTGGCGAAATCACTGCAGAACAGGGAATAAACCTCACTGCGGGACGCTGGGAACTGAAACTATCCGGCATAAAGGCCGACAGCCGCGTGACGACGGGCCCGGTATGGTTTGACGTACTGCCATTCGGCGCTGCGGATGGCGAACTGCCGGATATATCCCTGACGCAGTACGAACAACTCCTTGCAAAAATCGGCGACATGGACGATCTGGCCACCGCGGACAAGAATACCCTTGTAGCGGCCATAAACGAGGCGGCGCAGAGCGGCGGCGGTTCCGGTGGCGGGGGATTGCCGGCGGGCGGAACGCCGGGGCAGGTACTCACCCTAACCGCAAGCGGCTCGGCGTGGCAGGACGGCACTCCCGGCCCTGTCGGCCCCCAAGGCCCCGAAGGTAAGAAGGGCGATAAAGGCGACACGGGAGCCGCAGGAGAAACGGGCCCCGCTGGCCCCAAAGGTGAACAGGGTATCCAAGGGCCTAAAGGCGACCCCGGAGACAAGGGAGAAACGGGCCCCAAGGGAGATACGGGAGCCACGGGCGAACGAGGCCCCGCAGGAGCGCACTATACGCCCTCTGTGACCACTGACGGTGATTTATCGTGGAGTAATGACGGCGGGCTGGAAAACCCCGCCACAGTCAATATACGGGGGCCACAGGGCGCACAGGGAGCTAAGGGCGACACGGGCGAAGGATTTGCCGTGTTGGGCTATTACGCTTCCCTCTCCGCATTACAAGCCGGAGTATCTAACCCCTCCGCTGGCGACGCTTATGGCGTGGGCGCGGGCGAACCGTATGATATATATATCTGGGACGGTGTAAATTCCAAGTGGGTAAACAACGGCCCCTTGCAGGGCGCAAAAGGTGAGCAAGGCCCCACTGGCCCTAAAGGCGACACGGGCCCCAAGGGAGACCCCGGCGCGAAGGGCGACACGGGAGCAAGGGGAGAACAGGGCCCCACGGGCGAAGCCGCCGGATTCGGCACACCTACCGCCACGGCGACTACCCTTGACGCGGGAGCCCCCGCTACTGTAGAGGTGACAGCTTCCGGCGCAGATACCGCAAAGGTATTCGCCTTTAAGTTCGGCGTTCCCAAGGGCGAAAAGGGCGCGACTGGTGAGCAGGGCGCAAAGGGAGAGCAGGGAGCGAAAGGAGACGCTGGAGCAAAGGGCGACCCCGGCCCCTACTTTACCCCCTCGGTATCCGCAGAGGGCATACTCTCATGGAGCAACAACGGCGGCCTGAACAATCCCCCTGAAGCCAACATAAAAGGCCCGCAGGGTGAACAGGGCGAACAAGGTATCCAAGGCCCCGAAGGCCCGCAGGGCATACAAGGCGAACAAGGCATACAGGGAGAGCAGGGAGCCAAGGGCGACCCCGGAGCCAAGGGTGACCCCGGAGCAGCCGCTGGATTCGGCACGCCCACCGCCACGGCAAATACCCTCACTGCCGGAGCCGCCGCCACCGTAAAGGTAACGGCAAGCGGCGCGGACACCGCAAAGGTATTTGATTTTGAGTTCGGCATCCCGCAGGGCGAAAAAGGCGCGACAGGTGAAAAAGGCGCGACAGGCGAAAAAGGCGCAAAGGGCGACCCCGGCGCGAAAGGCGATACGGGTGAGCAAGGCCCGCAGGGTATCCAAGGCCCCAAGGGCGCGGACGGCGCGAAGGGCGACACCGGCCCGTATTTTACCCCCGCCGTCTCTGCCGACGGCGTACTCTCATGGACAAATAACGGCGGGCTGGATAACCCCGCAAGCGTCAGCATCAAAGGCCCACAGGGGGAAAAGGGCGACACGGGCGCGCAGGGAGCACAGGGAACACAGGGCGAACAAGGCCCCGCTGGCCCTAACGAGATAACTGCCGACACCGCGACCAACATTAACGGTATGCTCAAGGGTGCAGGCGGCAAAGTGACACAGGCCGCAGGCGGCACGGACTACCTGACCCCGCCTGTTATGGCTTCCTCCCTCCCCGCCAGCGGCGCGGCACTGACGGCAAACACCATATATAACGTATCCTCTCCTGTGGGTACATACGTGTTTACCCCGCCCGCTTCCGGCTGGGCGCACGGCACATTCAGTACGGCGGCCTCGGTTGCGGTGTCGTTTGTGAGCGGGGCGAACTATTTAGGCGAGGCTCCCGCAATAGAGGCGAATAAGACCTATGAATTTGACGTATACAATGGCGTGTGGGCGGTGCAGGAGGTTGTGAGCGCATGATGCCTTTGCAGTTTGCCTTACGGCGTAGAATGATTAAACAGAAAAGCGAATATAAATTATCTGTTGCAGCAGCGCAGACATTTGAATACAATTTAACGCTTACAGTTGATGGGGTGTCAGTTGTATATGGCGAAAAGTTTGTTGGCGCGAAAGTTTTTGTAATAACAAAAGAATCCGTGATTACTATAACCGGAACAGCATATGAAGGTTTTGCGATTTTTGTAAAAATAAATGGTGAACAAGTGGCTGGAATGAGTCCCGGTGAGTCAACGACTTTCAGGTATGCATTTCCAAAGTCTATGATACGCAACGATATATCATTGCGTATGTACCAAACTACATACTATTTCAGGTATGCGGAATTTACAGTTTAGTAAAAAAAGGAGGTACAATGTTAAACACAAACTATGCCAAGCTGGCGGGCGGGTATCCCGAATATTTACGCCTGCCGATTGAGTTGCAATCGCCGCTTATAATCAACGGTGTGACGCACCCCGCAGGGGCGCACCTCTCCACCAATGACGATGCGGCGATAAAGGAGCTGGGCTATAAGCCCGTAACCCGTTCCCCCATGCCCTCAAAGGAGGGCTTTTATTATACCGAAGTGTGGGAGGACAGCGGCGAAGCGATAGTCCAGAGCTGGACGGAGCATGAGGCGCAGGCCACCACGCAGGACTATATAGACGCGCTGGCGGAGCTGGGGGTGAATGTGAATGACGCGCAGTGAACTTATGGCGCTGGTAGCCGTGCGTAAAGCGGAAATCGAGGCGCACGAGACCGACCTTGTAGAGGTGCTGACGGCGGCGCGGGCGGGGCTTACCCCCACCCCCACGCAAGGCGCACCGTGGGACGCTGAGACCCGCTATATAGCCGGGGATACGGTTGAGGGATATGTCGCCCTCAAATACAGCCGCAACAAGCCCCCTGCCGAAAACCTCGGCACATATTGGGCGGTGCAGACCGTGACCTATCCCGCGTGGGGCGACATCGAGGACGGCACGGTGATTAAGGTAGACACCATAGTGACCTACAACGGCAAAACGTGGCAATGCACCGAGCAGCACATCAAGTCCACCGTCTACAAGCCCAAGGCGGGCAGCTCCAAATGGAGCGAATACACGGAATAAGGAGCCGCACGGCTCTTTTTTCATAATTAAAAAACAAAAACAAAGAAAGGAAAAAATCAAAATGAAGAAACTCACTTGTATCCTCGCGGTAATGCTCATGCTGTGCCTCTGCACCATAGCCTACGCCGCAGACCCCGTAACTCTGGATATAACCGCGCTGGACTACCAGACCGGCAAGGCGGTATCCAAAACCTACGTCAACAACGAGCTGTTTTTGCTCAAGGTTGACCTGGGCATACCCCGGTTTTACGACCTGACCGACATGGAGCTTATTGTGGAGCTGGACGGCGTAAAGCTGGACGCAAACGACCTGAGATTGGAGGCTGGCACATATTACCTGAGCGGCATAGTTACCGACCAGCCCGCCGCCCTCCGTATAACCGTCAAGGACAAGGCCTACGACAACGCCACCACGGCAGAAGAACTTTACAACGCCATGCAGAAAAACAGGACTGTAAGCAAAACCTACTATTTTAACGCCGCGCAGCCCGCCGAACAGCCCATTGCAAAAAATCCCGTGGTGATACCCAAGACCGGCGGCGCCTCCGTCCTCGCATATGCGGTATCCATAGCCCTGATAGGGTTCGGCCTCGCGGTGGCAGGTAAACGCAGATGACACTGGTACAACAGTTTTTATCCTACCTCGGCGAGCACCTCGGGGACGCATACGTCTGGGGCGCGAGGGGACAGTGCCTTACCGACATGAGCGACCCCGAAAAATGGATACGGAATAAGGAGACATCGAGCACCAACGCGGAGCGGGCCATAAGGTACATGCAAAAGGCCGGGAAAAACCCGCTGTACGCTTTTGACTGCTCCGGCCTTATATGCGGATTTTTAATGGCAAAAGGACTGTCCGGCAGGGTAAACAGCCGGACAATGTACTCCAGGAGCAAGCGGATACACCGGGACGAGCTTCAGCCCGGCGACCTGGTATTTAGATACCGGGACAAGGATAAACCCGGCGGCGGAACGTATAAATACATCTACCACGTTGGCGTATACATAGGCGGCGATAAGGTTATCGAATCCAAGGGCCGCGACGACGGCGTTGTGCTCCGGGGGATAAACGCCTCCGGCCCAGCCTACTGGAACGAATACGGGCGCTGGGACATCATATCCGGCGCTGCGAAGGAGGACGAGCCAGAACAGGAAGTACCCGCCGCGCCGAAGAAAATCGAACTCACCTCGCCCATGATGCGGGGGGACGACATCAAAGCCCTGCAAACCGCACTCAACGCTCTGGGCTATGACGCGGGGGACGCGGACGGCATAGCGGGTAAAAACACCATTGAGGCGATACGGCGGTTTGCACAGGACTACGCCGCCACACTGCCGGAGGCGTTGCAGGCTACCGTATCCGTGGACGGCAAAATCTATGTAGGCACACTAAAAAAATAAGGAGGAGCACCCATGACCAAGGAATGGATATGGGCAATAGTCACAGGCTTGAGCGGCATTTTGCTGGGCTGGCTGGCTCACATAAAGACCGCAAGAAAGGACGCGGTTGACGCGGCGACACGCGACACCGCCATTGACACCGCGCTTAAATCGGACGTGGACTACATCAAACGCGGCGTGGACGATATCAAACTCGATATGCGGGCGCAGGCTACAAAAATCGAGGACATAGACCTCCGCGTGGCCCGTGTGGAGGAAAGCGCGAAAAGCGCCCACCACCGGCTGGACAGGCTTGAAGCACACAACAACTAAAGGAGGAAAAACATGAAACTCTCGAACAAGGTATACGACATTCTCAAGGCAGTCGCCCTAATCTGGCTTCCCGCCATAGGCACCCTCTATTTTGCCCTTGCGGGTATTTGGAGCCTCCCCTACCCTGAGGAGATCGTCGGCACCCTCACCGCCGTTGATACGTTCCTGGGCGCGGTACTGGGCATATCCTCGGCAAACTACAACAAACAGTAGCCCCCGGACGGGAATCCCTTTCAATAGCCCCCGGCAAACGTCGGGGGCAAATCTTGTATAAAGGAGGTGTAGGCTTTTGGAGAAGCGGCCTCTTATTATATGGACAAGACCCTGCTCAATTCCCGCCCCCGGTCAGAGTGGGAAGCACTCATACACGAATGGATACATAACGAAAAAGACCGCTGGCTGATAACCCGCCGCCTTTTAGACGGGGTACCATACGACGCTTTGACGGGCGAGTACCAGCTTAAATTTGAAATACCCCTTGAATATGACCAAATACGAAGGCGGTGCAAGGCTGCCGAAAAACAACTGAAAACGCACTGTAAATAGCCGATAAATAGCCGATGGGAGCAATCCTGTCGGCTCTTTTTTTATGCCAAAATTCAGGTAGAAGGGAGCGTGAAACAGTGTATCCATACCAACCTTATTTTAACCAGCAAAACCAATATCAGCGAACCGAAGTAGTCAAAGTGAACGGCGAGGGCGGCGCAAAGGCGTATCAAATGCCCCCTAATAGCTCCGTTCTTCTGTTGGACGAAACGGCCCCCATAGTGTGGCTTAAAACAACGGACGGGGCGGGATTCCCCTCTCTCTCGCCTTACAGCATAACCCCGTATAAACCCGCTCCGCCTGTCGATGTGAACGGCCTTGAACAGAGAATAGCCAGATTGGAGGAAATGATAAATGCCAAACCCGATACTACAAATGCTAAGCGGAGGAAATCCGAGGAAGCTCAACCCACAAATGATAGCGCAGGCTAAACAGATGATGACCGTTCCTGGGCAAATGCAGAAGATAAAGCAGATGATAGGCAACGGCGACCCTAAACAGATGTTTTATGCGGCCTGCAAGCAATACGGGATAGACCCCGAGGATATTCTTTCTGAATTAAGATAGACCATTACCCGAAGCGCGCACGGGATTGGAATATAAATCGAAAGGAACTTTAGAACTATGGATAATATGCCCTCTCTCGCGGATATAGCCGCGGTAACTGATGGCAAGACTGACGGCTTCAACGGAGGCTTCTGGATATTCGCCCTTATCATACTTTTTGCTATGATGGGCGGCGGCTTTGGCGGTTGGAACCGCCAGGGCGAATTTGGACAGTATGCCACCGCTGCGTCTCAGCAGGAGATTCTCTTTGGTCAGCACTTCGGCCAGATCAATGACCGCCTGACTAACATCGGCAACGGTATATGTGATTCCACCTTCGCGCTGAACAATGCTATCACCACCGAAGGCCGGAACCTGTCCAGCCAGCTTGCAAACTGCTGCTGTGAACAGAGGCTTGGTATAGCCAACCTCTCAGCGCAGATGAACCAGAACACCTGCGACATAACCACCGCTATCCACGCCGAGGCCGAGGCCACCCGCTCCCTGATACAGGCGAACGAAATGCAGGCTCTCAGGGACAAAGTGTCCAGCCTTGAGATGGATAACCGCATGTACGGAGTAGTCCGCTATCCCAACGGTTACACCTACAACGCGGGGAACTCTCCCTTCTGTGGTAATAATTGCGGCTGCTGCTGCTAATTCCGGCTATGCCGTGATATATCGGGGCGGCGTATGCTGCCCCTTGATTTTTGAAAGGAGCATAATAAAAATGGCTTGTAAAAATGTATGCAAACTCTGCCCCAACCTTATAATCTCCCAGGCCGTTACTTTCACGGCGGGAACCGGGCTGATAATCAACCTCCCGGCAGGCAACTATAACGATAATCAGAAATACTGCATCGTGGTAGCTCAGTCTATCCCGGCGGCTACCACTATAACCGCGCCCGTGTTTGTCACCATAGGCGCCGGCACGGAACAGTACCCGCTGATAGATAGCTGCTGCGCCCAGGTCACAGCCTGCGCTATACGCACCCGCACCAGGTATGCTACCATCGTCAAAACCAACGCCACTGGTGGCAGCTTTAAACTGCTCAATAAAACTTGCACACCCGCTAACGGCCTTGCAAGCATTGACGGAGGCGCAGAGTAATGAGCTTTAAGGAGATCATACGCCTGATATCCGAAAGGCACACCGATATGACAGAGGTGACCGATGCACTCTCTGATATGATGCACACGGTAAAGGATCGCCTGCCGGAGGTGTACAGAGAAACAATGTATTGCCTCGAAGAAATAGCATATCGGATAACTCCCGAAGAGGCGAGGCAGATAGTCAAGGGTATGCGCCCATACGGTCAAAAATGGGACTATGATACCATCAAGGCGTTTCTGGCGACGAAGGGCATAACGGCGGTATGCAAATACTATCTGTGCATGAATATGTACTACAACGACAGTCACGATACCGCCGAAATGGTAGGCAGAGGAGAAGATCCGGAGTTTTATTTCAGCCTTGCAAAAGATTTCATTAACGATATAGACGGTAAGGATTTCAAGGTTGAAAAATATTTTACTGCGTAACTGGCAACCTTCCGGCAACTTTCTGGCAACCTTTTATTCCGAGCCCTAAAACGAGCATAAACAAAAAATATAGATAAACAGCCGCTTTTTACGGACGAGAAACTGCAAGGAACTGAATAAAAAACGGGTAGCCGCCGGATACCAAACATCAAAAACGCCTGTGCTACACGGGCGTTTTTCTTAGGTATTTAGGGTTTTTTTTGATTGCTTGTGCTCATTTTGTGCTTTCGCTCTGGCAACTTTCCGGCAACCTTTTTTTGAAAGCGTCCATAACCGCGCCAGCGCTTGCGTCCTCTTTTTCCTTTGAAAGGTGTGAATAAATTTCAAGCGTTACCTTTACGTTGGCATGGCCGAGGAATTTCTGCGCGGAAAGCACGTCAATACCGGCATTATAGAGTATGGAGGCGTAATTGTGCCGGAAGTAGTGCGGCGTGAGGATAGAGACGCCGTCCTCTCTCGTTTCTATGTCGGGCCCCAACTCTGCCATGCGCTCCATCAGCGAACGCCAAAGCCTATTTGAAGAGGAATTGCGGTAGTATGTTCCATCGGGGGCGGGGAATACAAACGCCTGAGGGAATCCCCGCACGAGCATTTCCGCCAGCTCGTCCGGCAGGGGTATATCCCGTATGCTCTCCTTCGTCTTGGGCGGGGTTATCATGCCCTTCCTTAAATTGACCTGCTGCCGGACGTGTATGACCTTCTTCCTGAAATCTACACATTCCCATTGCAGGCCGAGGGCTTCGCCGAGCCTCATTCCGGTATAGTATAGCAATGCCACCAGCAGGCCGTTTTCCTCCTGCATCAGCTTCTTTGCCGCCGCTTCCTCCGCTTCCGTCAGCGCCCGGCGGCTTGACTTTTCTTTCGTGGGCTTGACCAGCCCAACGGTCACGTCCCGCTGGATTATCCCCTCGGAGTATGCCCGCTTAAAAACGGATTCTAACACATGATGTACATTTTCGATTATGGTTACGCACGTATCGCCCTTGGAGTTAAGCAGCTCCTGCAAATCCATAGTGGATATTGCGGTGAGCCGCTTGTCCCCCAGAACAGGCAATATGTGCTTGTTGAGTGCCGTCTTATATCCGCTCTGTGCCGATTCCTTTATATTCGGCTTTTTGTAGACATTATACCACTGTATGGCGTATGGGCCGAAAAGCGCGTCCTTCTGTGCGGTGCGCCCGGTGATGAACTCTTGTTTGACCGCCTCCTTCGCGGCCTCCAGCTCCTTCTTTGTGCGTCCGGATACATATTTTATCACGCTGCCGCCGTTCATATCCTTGCCGACGGTCACCTTCGCCCTATACCTCCCGTCACTTTGCCTTGCCATTTACAAAAACCTCCCGTTATGTTAAAATCGGAGGCGGAGAAGCATCCACCTCTAATCCCCCTTGCACTGTGCCGACAGCCGGGGGATTATTTTATTTTGTCAAGCAGAATAGCCTTTTTCTCTTCAAACTCCTCGTTACTCAGAATACCGCTATCTCGCAAATCGCCGAGTTTGCGAATTTGGTCAACGGCATCGATGGAAAGCGCGGACTGCACGCTTGGGCCGTATATTCTGTCGCGCTGCTTGTTAGAAAGAATTACGGCGCCATCACCGTCCGTGAAAGTGCCACTGGCTATACTGCACAAGTCCGCAAGGGTTCCAAGGCCGAAACAGCCTGCCGTGAGCAACCAGAGAAGAGCTGTGAGCGGCTTATCGACATAGAACCTGTGTATTCCTAAACCGCCTAAAAATATACATAAAAGCAGAGTGGTTAGCCAACTCTTTTCAGACACATCATGGTTGTGACCTTCGGCACCATCCACACTTTCGGTCACGTCCATTTTTTCTGGTTCAACATTCACACGCTCCTCTTCCGAAGAGGGCGAAACGATCATTGCCCCCTCGCGTCTTGCTCGTTCCGCCTTATTCTTTTTTATACATTCCTCACAGTGCCCAAGGTTGTTGAGCGGCAAGAACAACCCCTTTTTCCCACACTGAGAGCACTGATGTATCATACCCATTGACCAAACCCTCCTATTTTAACCTTTTCCATTCTTTTATGCTGATGTATATGAGAAAGCCTGCGAATATCGCGAAAACCAGCATTATACCCCCTGCTATTGTCGATAAATGCTTAGTTTCGGGGCGTATCAGCCCCATGCTCGGATATCTGCTATCTATGATAAATATTCCGCTTAAAACCACCATCAATAACACGGAAACACCTGACAACAGGGGCAATTGAATGTTTTTACGCCGCCCTTCGGCTACCAGATCGTTTATACGCTCCTTGTTAGTGGCGATAAGTTCTTCGTATAAATCCTCTTTACTATATCCTTGCGGAACTCTCACAAAGTCAGAATCTATATCCCGCAGACTTTTGCCAATGGTATTTAATATCCTTATCAGCGTATCTACGCCGGGATTTGATGTTTGCCCGTGAAGCACCTTTTTGACAGTAGCGAGCGACAGCCCGCATTCGTCCGCGATCTCCTGCTGCGTCTTACCGGATTGCCGCACAAGCTCCTGTAATCGCTCAAAGTCCATTATTTTACCCCCCATTTAAACAATTTTTACCCTGAAAGGATACTATTTGTGGCTTTAAAAAACCAAGGGAACGAGATATGCTTAATTCAGACCGGGGCGGCTCCCACGAAGCTTCTCCGCCGTTCTGGCCGAGGCGGAGGTGAGCGGCTCCCGCTCCCTCTGCCGGTTAAAGGCAAATCCGAGGCACGATTTGTGCAACATTGTTGAGCGCAGTCCCCCTTATGGTACTCTCATACAAATTCCCCCTTTCTTTTTGAATCTAACGTGTTATTATCAAAACAGAACAAGTGTTTGGAGGTAGAAAGATGACTGAACATGAAAAAGAACGAGCTTTTATTGAAGCTTTAAAAGACCCCGAAAAATTCAAAGCTATTTTTGCGATAATACAAAATGATCGACGAGAACGCGGGCTTCCTGAGATAATTCTCTGTAAGCCAGTATAAGCTTATACTCGTTTTCGGACACAAGCCTATGAAGATTCTCGACCTCTTGACGCCCATACAGGTAATCCATATCAACGTTGTATATGTCGGCTATCGTTTCGAGCAATTCATCATCAGGACGGCGCTCATTGCGCTCGACCATGGAGATTGTGCTTCTTGACACCCCGACAAGTTTCGCTAATTCATCCTGAGTATGGCCATGCTCTGTTCTCAAACGCTTAATTCGGCTACCAAATAAAGCCATTCATATCACCTCGACACCACTATAACACAGAGAGTGACAAATGTAAATAAAAAATGTTACAAATAGTGTTGACACGCTTAGTGTCATGGTGCTATACTTAAAACACAGAAAAGAATGGGAGGTGAAAATCATGCCCACGCGAGAAGAAATAGGACGTAGGTTGCGCGAATGCCGCAAGACAAAAGGCATAAGTAGCGAAAAAGCAGCTATTGAAATGGGGCTTACGGCATCGTCCTTGCGAAAATATGAGAGCGGCGAAAGAACGCCTCGTGATGAAGTCAAAATCACAATCGCTGATTATTATGGTATGAGCGTACAGGCAATTTTTTTTGATGTAGCATGACACTATGCGTGTCAAAAAGCGAACAGACAACATAGGAGGTGAGCGGCACCATGTTTAGAGACAAGTGGACGTGCAAATGGGAAGAGCAGGACGCGGACAAGAAGCTGCTGAGCCTTTACGAAGAAATCAGGCGGACGCAAACGCAAATATTCGTGCTCGGAGCGCTCGTCATATTAGGGCTAATACTGCAAGCGATAGAGAAACTGCTGTAACCAGCGCACCGACAAGTGATCTTTGCAGGAAACCGCGACCGTCTTGCGTTATGAGCAATAAAAGCCCGTTACGGCCTTCGGCGATGTACCTGACGGATATCAGGTTCTTGTTATACAGCTGGTTTATACAACCCTGCGCGAACTTTTTACCCACGATGCGGTCAACATCGGATACGCCGAAGCCCCGATGAAAATAAGCGTAAACAAGAATACGGAAAGAAGCAAAACTCAGCATAAAACCCCTTTTTACTTTTGATTATACCACAGAAAGGAAACCGCCATGGATAACTTTGACAAGCTCCTGCGGGACATGATAACCGCCGCCGTGGACGAGCGCATAAACAGCGTCGAAGCGCTGGAGGAGCGCATGGTGAAGATGCACGGCGAGTATGTCACCACCAAGCGGGCATCCGAGATCATCAACGTAGACCCCGGCACCATACGCGCCATGTGCAGGGATGGGCGCCTCATGGCGACCGCCGCCGACGGCCACGCCCCCCTCATACTGGTGCGGAGCATGGCCTCCATGGTAGAGGATAAGACAGCGGATCAGCCCAGGGTAAAGGCTGCCCGCCGCCATAAGTACGACGATTGTAAATACAAAGTGCAATAGATCCCCGCACGAAAGAGGAAAGCAGAGGGCGGCATCTTGGGCCGGTGTCCGATGGGCAGAGTTTATAATCTCCTTTTTGATATACACAGACCACCTGATATGTCCGACAAAACGCTGCTTCTGCTCACCGCCCTCTGCTGTCTCCTTTCGCGGGAGGTGATGCGAATGACCTAACAAACCCACAACAGCACGTTAGCAACTCGACCGGGCGAGTATAAACAGGATTCAGGCCCGGTGCGTCTCCCGCGGACGGGTTTGCCGATAGCCCGCGCCGCCGGAGGGTATCAGATCATAAGGAGGACGCAAAACAATGAAATTAGGAGAACTGACATTCGGGACAAACATCAAAATTCCCGAGCGTCGCAAGGATGGAACCTACGAGCTGGCGGACTATACCCTGGGCTTTTTCGGCGCAGGCGTGGCTGCGTTTATCCGCAAGGACGTACACAGCTTGTGCCGGTTCGGCGATAACGCGGAGTACGCCGGATCAGACCTGGACGAACGCATGACCGAAATTTATGACAGCTACCCCGACGAGTTTAAAGAACTGATTATCCCCAGCACGATCCCGCTGTATAACGGCAGCGGCGCTGAGGATATAACCCGCAAGGTGTTTGCTCCCACGTTGACCATGGTAGGCTGCGGCGACAATGAAGGAGTGGACGAGGGCTTAACATGGCCTATATTCACTGGCCAGAATAGCCGCAAAAAGACCTTTGACGGCTCGGCTGCTGCCTGGTGGCTTTCCTCACGGTTCTCCTATGGCGGCGCGTGGCTCGTCGGCCCGTGCGGTTCCGCCAAGTTCAACCTCCCGTTGAACTCGCTCGGGGTTGTCCCCGCTTTTGTAATCCCTCAATCGGCACAGATTGACGACACACCGTACAATGATGGCAGCTACAGATTGACGGTGCTGGAAAGCTATTGCTCGTAAAAAGACAATGAAAAGCAAACGCACAAAAGCGTGTGAGATACCGCAAAAGGTCAAACGGTGGGTATGGGAGAGGGATCATCATTGCTGCGTCCTGTGCGGCAGGCCCGGCAACCCGGACGCGCATTTTATTCCGCGCTCCCAAAACGGCAAGGGAATAGAGGAGAACATCGTCACCCTATGCCCCGAGTGCCACAGGGATTACGACAATTCCGAGCGCAGGCCGGAACTGAAAAAGGCCCTTCGCGCCTACCTCATGGCAAAGTACCCCGATTGGGACGAGGAAAAGCTGAGATACCGTAAGTGGAGGAGTGATTACATATGCAAGTAAGGGAGCTTTTACCCATAATCGCCCTGCTGAAAACACAGCGGGTACGACTGTACCACTCGCCGGACGGGGCGCTGATCGGAGACTTCAGGAGGGAGGATATTCTTCCCGCCGTCTGCGACAGAACGGTAGCCGCCCTACTCGATGCGTCCCTGCTGTGCATGGACGCCAACAACAACTACATCAATTTATACGTTGCAACGGGAAAGGACAATTGATATGTGGGGAGCATTTTTTAGCTGGGGAGTGCCTATGTTTGTGATCGGCATAATGACGGGCTTTGCCTTCGCGCCCCGCAAAAGGAGATAAATATGGAAGCGTGCATAACCGGACAAACCCTGTGCTGGCGTTGCCAGAGGGCGACCAACGCGCCGGGCATGGGCTGTAGCTGGTCCCGCCGCGCCGATCCCGAACCCGTTGAGGGCTGGGAGGCAAGGGAGACAACGCTGAAGGGCAGCGACTATTACCACGGCAAAAACTACACGACAATTATACAGTCCTACGTCATCCGCGCCTGCCCGCTGTTTTTGCCGGACGGGAAAAGCGAGCCGCCGCGTATACAAAAGAAGTGGATCGTCGAAGTGGACGGCGAGTGGCTGACAACGCATGAGACAAGGGAGCGGCTGGGCATCGACAGGCACGAAATATACAAACTGATCGAGCGCGGCAAGCT